CAGGGCTTTTGCTTTTCTTTTAAGTTATCAGTAGTCGAGTTTTCTATGTCATCTATTAAGGACATATGCAGCCACCATGCGTTAATCTCCTACGATGGCGATATAAAGATGATGCAGAGATTTCGTACTTATGGTCTTTGAACACCCTGTATAGGAGTGATATTTGGTACTCAGGGTCATCTATAGCTGTAGCGACTTTCGTGCGCTCAGGTTCTTTTAATTTTGATAATAGGCGCTCAACTGCGCATATTTTATTACGGTAAGTTTTAGTGTTTTTTACTTTGTCTAAATCATCTAATAGACTCATATGATTATCGTATCGTATTCTTTTGCTTTTCATGATGTGACATCAAATAATCAACAGATTTAAGTAAAGTTTCTATATCATCGCCTAAGTTGCCCAGCCCCATGTTGCATCGACTACATAGCAGACCTCGCACGCACTTACCACAGGAGTTACGACCTGGACAGCATGAGTGATCATGGTCTACAGATAAACCACGACTGTCTTTATGCCCACATATAGCACAATTACCATCTTGTGCTACGAGCATCTCATCGAACTGGACATCAGTTAAGTTGTATTTTTGTCTTAATCTCTGATACTTTTTGTACCCTTTATGGATGCGATTGTATTTTGCTACATGTTCTTTATTTGCTTCATAATATGCACGCCCTTTACGACTGTCACATAAACGGCAGATACGTTGCATCCCATCAGGTCGTGACTTATCGCGAGCATAATCGTGCGCAGGTTTATCTAACCCACATCTAGGGCAGATTTTCACGATTAGTACCAGTTCTTCCTATCATGATGTGCTAGCGCATTACACGCTCCAGCATCTTTAGGTCCAGATGAGTATCGCTTTTTAATATATGCGAGCCCCCACTTAACCTGAGTGACAGGATTTGTCATCGCATCCATACCAGCTGAATACATCTTTGATGCTGGTAAGGCCTGAGGAATCCCGAATGCTCCAGAACTTTTGTTCTTAGCACGCCAGGGTTTCTTATGCGTTCTCCACGATGACTCCCGATCCCATAACTCATCTAAACACTTCCATTGCTTAGGTGAGAGCTGAGACTGGGCGTACTCCCGATAATGTGCCGTTTCAACACGCCTATCAGGGTCTTGCACAGGTGCCGTAACTGTTATTAGCAGATCTAGCAACTGGCTCCTTTGTTAGAAGTTAGGTGAGTTCCAAAGATCTGGTTTCTCACCTGTCGTGCCTCTTAGTTTCTCTCGAAACATAGAGTTTGATGCCTGACCTTGTGTGAGGTCATTTATCAAAAGTGATGCACTGGCTTTATTAGGGATACCAGTCACCTGGTCGCATCCCATCTCCTGCCATGCTAACTCTGTTGCATGCTTAATGTCTACCTGCATCTCCTCAGCGACATCTTTCAGCAGTTTCTTTAGGTAACCGATTTGTTTGTCTGATGCATCAGCTCTAGATGCAGGACCATTAGTTATCTTCACCCCAGACCACGAGTATGGCTCAGTCGCTGGCACATCTGTTACACGATCAGTCTTAGTCATTTCTTCCAAACTAGGTCGAGCACCCTTAGGTGCAAAATTTAGGTTGGCTAAACATCTTCCGATAGCTGAGGTTTCACAGTTTTCTAGGGCTGACTGTCGATTTACCGGGTTAGACCCAACTCGTTCCTCAGCGAAGCCTGTAGATGCTGGGCGCTCATCTGCTGCATCACGATAGGCAAACGCTTTTACTATGAACATCTGGTCTGAATGTGCGACTAATTCAGTGACAATCCTGCCGTTTTTGAACTCACCATAAAATCTGTCTATTCTTTTCTCAACAGGTTCATAATTGCTTAAATCGAATGCCATCTAAATATCATCTCCACACGTGCATAGGTATTGCTGACACGTGGTGCATCTCTGCGCCTCATTATCAGCCTGTATCTGTAACCACTTAATCTTGGCAGATAGGGCTAATTTGTCCCATATGCTCGGATCAGTAATCTTGGTCATATTTCACCTTTCTATAGTGATAATGACTTTATACAGACGGTCTGACAATAGTAGGCTAGTTGCTTGTTTTGATGGATTTCTCTAATGTGTCTACACGCTTATTTATAGTCTCTAACTTTGCCTCAACACGTTGGATACCCAGGGCTATATCGGGAAGTGACCTGCCACCATTACTACCAGGCTGAATAAGTTGTGTGTGCTCAGCTATAGATCTCTGAATAGGTTTGACCACCACATAACGATGCGTGGCTAATAACAATGCACCAACAGCTGTAATAGCCATCGCTACCTGACCTGTCAGGAGTATGTAATCAATCAGAGTCATCGGACTCCCTAATCGGGAAAGATATGAGCCATATTACTAGACCTATGATGATTAGCCACCCTGTAACTATCTTCGCGCTGCCATCGAGTGTGAAATAGGCAATTAAAAGTCCGACATATGTCCAAACATCGCCAGTAATACCAATAAAATATTTCTTTAACCAAATCATTTGTTTCTCCTACTCATAGCGCCTACGGCAGATATTTGTGCTATCTGTTGCACTAAGACTGCTGCGATAACCACGCCCTGTGACTCTTCGCGTTGCTCAGGTGTCATATCCGATCCCACATTTAATATCGCTTCAGTTGCTGCAAAGACTTCGGCAATGCCAGGTATGTCAGCCAGCGCAGTGGGTATCTCTAATTCTAATGTATTTTCAGCTATGTATTCCTGAATTATTTCTTCTTGCCTTAACACCTCTAACTCCTCTACACTTAACTCAGGTTCGAGAACAGGAGTTTCAATTGTTTCTTGTTCAATTATTTGCTCAGTTATCTCTAATTCTGGCTCTACTATCGGTGGCAGGCTTGGGGCTGGTACTACGATTTCAGGTTCCTGAGTTGAAGTCGGTGCGTTATCTGAGTTATCTATTACTGGTTCTTGCGTTGGTTCAGGTGTTAATTCTGGTGTCGGGGTTGGTGTAGGTGTCTGGGTTTCTGTTTCTGTTGGTGACGGTGTTGGCTCTGGTGTGGGTGTTTCACTCGGAGTGACAGTTGGTGTTGGTGATGCTAATACAGCACCAGACCATGTGAGCATGTAATTACCTGTAGGTGTTTGATTTCCATTACTGACAGCCCATGCAAATGATGTGGCTCTTATGAAATATGTACCAGCATCTAGTGGTAAAGATAATAATGAGGCTAAATAATTTGTAGCTGAGTGCGCACCATCATCGTTAGCGCCTAATTTAAGTGTGTCTTGCCATATCTCGACCCAGGAATCTATGAAGCCTGTGGCTCTGGGATCACCAGTAGTAGTGGTTACAGTTACAGTGCTAGGAGTCTCTACAGTAATAGGTACATCTACATATGGTTGCTCAGGTGATAACTCTATGAGTACATCATCAGCGAATGCACTAGATGACATCATGACAGCTAGTAGTGCTAATGGTAGTAATAGTCGCAGGCGTAACCTACGAATCTTATCTCGCTAAGATCTCGGCTGGGTCACAGTCAGCACCAGCTGACCATCTGATGTTGTCGCGCATCTCGAAATGTAAGTGTGGACCTGATGAGTTACCAGTATTACCTGACTCACCTATGTGTTGGCCTTTTACTACAACATCACCTGGTTTAACTAATGACTTTGTAAGATGTGCGTAGATAACCCATCTCTTTTGATCATTAACGGTAACCTGTTGCACAATTTGTGTGCCGTAGGATTTACCCCAGTTTGCGTTAGCGATTACACCATCATCGACTGCGAGAATATCTGTGCCTGATGGCACTGCGAAGTCCACACCAGTGTGATAGCCACGACTCCACATCTTGCCTAATTTCTTATATTTTGTGGTTATCTTGCCATCTTTAATAGGTAACGCCATTATTTAGTTTCATCTTTCTTATTAGCACGTTTGAATATCGCATCGACTTCAGCCTGTGTAAGTTTTCCATCATCCAAGAAAGCCTTTGCCAGATCTGTGATTACACGTGACACAGCAAGCCCCCCAGCAATAGCAGCCGAGTTTACAGGTGCGACTCCAGCGAATGCGCCAACACCGATGGCTGGAAGTGCTGTGGCTAGAAATAAAGCAAATGCTCTCATTACAACATCTTTAATAATTGTGATACTCATAAAATCTCCTCAGTACGATTACCTAATTCTACCCCAGGAGTTTGTAATGCATTTACCACTTGTTTAGCGACAGGTGATGCTAACTCTGCATATATCGCTGTCGTTGCTGGTGAAGCGTGGCGCATAAGTTTAGACACAGCTAATAAGTCACCACCAGAAACCGAGTAGCAGTTAGTAGCAAAATAGTGACGACCAGAATGCAGTTTCTTGTTTATACCTAAGCGTCTTAACTCTCTACATGCGTAAGTTGATAAAGTGTGTGGTTTAACTGTCGGCCATAATCTGCCCAGAGTCTTATATGACTTAATCATCTCCACTACCACAGGATGCGCTGGTAATGCTAAATCTGTGCCACCTTTACCATGTGGGATACGTATCATGTAACCATCCTGATGCTCCTCTAAGTCAGCACCACAGGTCAAAGATATTTCTGCTGCTCTAAAGCCTGCAAAACAGGACAGAATAAACCAGTCACGCATAGGACTCTTAGCTGATTCCATAATCGTGGCCACCTCACCAGCTGTAAATGGTCTAGGCATCGATTTAGGCTTCCTAATGCGCACCAGTTTCTCAGCCGGGTTATGATCCTCAGGTACTAACTGCAGATGTATAAGATGCCTGTAGATCATCTTGTAACGGTTACTATTTGTCTTTCTGGTGGCCTGAGCAGGCGATAGCATAATTACCTGCTCAAGATCATCAGTGGTAGCAAATTGTGGATGCACACGCTTAGACAGCCTGTTTATTAGATGCTTATCAGTTAGCCATAACTGTCTTTTATGACCTAGTACCTGAAAGCGCTTATGGTATGCCTCTAATATCTGCTCAACTGTGTACCAGGGCTCGCCTGTTATTACGGTGTCGGTTTGGATATCGCCACCAGTCTCTTTAGTTTCTTATTTAATTTAGACATTTCACCTTTAAGTCGCTTAATTTCAGCTCTAATCTCTTTCTTTGTGACAGGCTCAGACTTAACCTCAGGCACATACTGGATCACAGTATTAGTGCCACCACTAACTGTTACCACTCTTTCTATAATCTGTGGTGCAGGTGTAATGGTGACTGTAGGTGTAGGAGTTGGTGCTGGAGTGTAGGTGCCGTTAAGCCAGGCAGTCCAGTCATCTCCACCAGCCATCTGTAATGTCCAGGCTTGTGATGTCCAGCAGGTAGTGATGTATCCACCACCCATAACACCCTCACCAGTCTTTATCGGGTACTGCGCTGGACATGTGATATCACGTGTCTCACGATAACTTCCTGGAAATGGTTCTGTAAATGCTAATGATGGTGATGCGATAAGTGCGCAGAGTGTTGTAGCTGTTAGTACTTTGTATTTCATTTCATACCTGCACATATCTGCGCAGTGTAATAGTTAGTACAGATAATACTGCAGAATTAGAGTATTGAGTTAATTTCTTCTTCTGTTAGTCCAGC